TTCTAATCTCTCATGTGTTTTATTAATATCATCAAAACGCCCACACCAAGCAGCTACAATTTTATCTTGTTCTATATAAGTCTCAACAAGTTCACCATCATTTTTAGTTACTTCTACAGGAGTTTTGTATACATATATAGAGCATAGAGATTCTGATGTTGTGGTTTTTCCTTCACCCACGGGGTCAACGCTTGCATAGTACATCCCAAACTCAGGATCTTTAACAGGGCGCTCATATACTACAAGCACTCCAGTTTTATCCTCAGTAGTTTTTGTAATGGGAAATTCTACTATGGGTAGCTTATTTGTATCTGCTACAGATACATCTCCTTTATCACTTCTATAAATATCTAGATACTCATATGGATATGATTTGTCCTCAATTCTACGAATCTGAGCAGTAACCAAATGCTGTGGGAACATTGACACTGTTCTAAAATCAAATGCTTCTTTAATATTTCTAGGGTGCTGAGATATACGAAGTTGATATTCTTGAGGAGCAAGCTCTCTCTTCCATTCAGCAAACTGTTCATCTAATGCAATAAGAGCTTCTTCTACTTTAGAGTTACCATACCCATCAATAAAGGGAGGCATCGACCATTGCTCAGGGATAAATAATCCGGTTCTGCCAGAAATACCTGTCTCATCAATAAGATTAGATTCAACTGAATATATATCATTAGCATCTGGTCTAGTGATCATTTTCTTAAGTGGGTCACACTGAGACAAATCACCCACAGAACCTGCCGCAATAAACATTCCAGTGGTCATGAATCCTGATTTCATAGCAGGTCTAATGTACTCAAATGTTGTATCCATCTTAGGTGCAATACCAGCCTCCTCATGAAAGAAGTATTTACACGGTCCACCTACACCATTAGTAGGGTCCTTCTCAAAAGACATACCTTGCATTACACCTTTAAGTCCTATCTCTGTTTTACGTTTCTGAATACCTGTAGTAGTCTCAATCTTCTGCTGCCACATCATGACCTTGTTAGGGTTCATAGGACGGTACCAAGCTGTGTGCTGATTTAAGAAAGCCTCATATTCATTAAGGAATTTCCAAGTACCTTTCTCATTGATATAGTCTTTAAGACTAGCCCCCATCTTAAGGGTAACTCCTTCCTCAAACCAGATCTGATTAATTAACTTACCCGCATGGTAGTATGATGATGCAATCTGACGTTTCTTTAAAACAGCAGCATGTCTATAATGTAACTCTGCTAGACATTCATATAGGGCTAAGTGATACTGAGCATCTCTTACATCAGCAAAACCAAACTTTTGAATCTCTTTATTGAAGATAGGTAGAAAGTTTAACCACATATAATAGTCACGTGGTATATACCAAGCATTACCATTATTTTTATAGATAGCTCCCACCCTGCATTTATTCTTCTGGTCATTCCAAAATACTATAAAATCTTTAGTTCCTTGTGGTGCTTTACAATAAAAGTTAAACTCATTAAAATGTCTAGCTTGTTCATTAAACATCTTACTAGTCTCATCAAACTCATACTGACCTGGCTCTTTGAATATGCTAAATACAAAGTCCTTGAAATCATCACGGGTAGGAAAGTTAGTCACTGACCACTCTCCATTTTCCCATGTAGGAATTTCTATGTCTGTTTGTTGTAGCATATTAATTACATTTGATCATAGGCAAGTCCTGCGCCCCCGCGTGCGCGACCCCCTTGTTCTTCTTGAAGATCTTTATAAGCACCCTTATAAGCATCACGTATCTGTTGGTATTTTGCTGCTGCATTTATAAGTGCTGTTAAGTTACCATCTCTACCATCAGTTATATTGGTTACCTCCATATACTTACCAAGTCTATCAAGCATTTGCTTGATACCATTGTAAGCTCTAGATGTTGGTGTTTCATATAATTTCTTACAGAATTCTAAGGCTCCTGGAATAAAATCATCCTCAGAAGTAAAATCTGCATCTATCTCAACTAGTACAAACTCTTCCTTATCATCATCTGCAATATGGAAAAAAGGGTTAATGTCTGGGTTCGGACAACTCATATAGAATAAATACTGATATACTTTTATGTAATTCTCAGGATACTCATCCATAATTCTTCTAAGTGTAGGTAATGTATAACAGCTTTCACTCGGTACCATCACCCCATCCTGTATATCAAATAACTTAACTAGCATCTTTTAATAGGTTTATTATACTTATCACTTCATTCTTAAGGTAAGGTGCCTCATATTCTACAACTGAGTTTACAACAGGTTCTCCTGACATATCATATAGTACAACTCTATTATCATAAGCATCTTTACCAGCTTCTTCAAATAAGATATGTTCTATAACCATCTTCCCAGGTTTAAGCTTAGGGTTATGTTTAAGAATCATATACATATAAAAACTTAACTGTAATGCATAATGGTTAAGATTACAATCATCCAGATGATTGAGTGGAGGAAGCATTCTATCACTAACTCCTTCCCAATTAACGTAAGACTCTGTTTTGATTTCTTTATTAGTTTTGTAATCATATATGTTGACCTTTCCATTAATTACTTCTATTCTATCTGCTTGACCGCATAGCCCCGCACTCTTAAGATACGTCATATGCTCAGGATATATACCTTCTACAAGTTTTTGATCCGGTGCATTCTTTATTCCATCAATTTCAACAGGTTTAAAAATAGGTACTATACAACCATCTTTTTCTATGGTGCTACATGATGTATAAGCAAGCTCTCTTTGGTTATGATACCATGTACCAAGATTAACAGCTTTTTGTGATTCATTTCTCCAAGCTTCTTTAACATCAGCTTCTGACATACCATACCATTTGCTTCTTTTATTCTTAATGGATTTAGCAGCTATTGCATCAGCATCAAATGGTTTCTTATGCTTAGATATAATACCTGTTACACTAGTCCATATGATATTCTCACTAGGATCTATACTTGTATAACTATGGGTATCAGCTTTAAATAGTATTGCCATGATTTTCTAGTTTAGCATTCATATCATCTTCTTCTTCTTCTGTCATTAAAGCAAACCACCTACCTTGTGGGCAGGATGAAGACATGCTATAAGTCTTATACTTAAGAGAGCATCCGCAATCACCACAACAAGGCTGTGTTCCAGGCACCTCACACTTAGATCCTTCTGAATCAAAAAGAGGACAGGTCTTACATACCTCATTGCGCCAATAGGCAACACGCTTAATCTTCTTTCTAGTAAAGTAATAGTTAAGGACTCCTTCAAGAATGAGCCACTTATTCTCCCAGATTTTCTTTATTTTTTTGAGCATTGACCCTGTTTACTTTTAGTGTTATACCTTTTCTATTCTCTTGAACTATCATATCTTTGATTTTAGCTAGCTGTTCATGATTATTCAAAACAGCATCATATCTAGCAAAGGATTTAAACTCCTTGGGGTTTAAACTTTTAAGATGCACATGACTCTTTGCTAATACACGGTCTAACTTTTTCTCATTTATCATGAAATTTCCTAAGCCCTTTAATGAAAAATTAAAGTGCTCTTTGTTGGTCATTGCTTTCCTAAGGTGTAGCCAGTAGTGCTGAACTATATCTTCTGTTAAAGCAGGATCATCAAACTTCTGACTGAACTCCTTCAGGAGTTCTTTCAACTTCTTTGGTTTCAACTCTTACAAATTTATAGTCCAATAATATGTTACCTTGTATCTGAATGTTTAGTTCCGGATTCAGTGTAATTGTCTTTCTATTCTTACCATTCTTTACAAGAAGATTCTTCTTCTCTGCCTTAGTTACAGCGTTTCTTACTGACTGAGCACTACTAAAAATCTTATTCTTAGTAGCGCTTTCACAGAACTCAGTAAGCTCTGTCTCCCCTGATAATGCTAAGAAAGTTAAACAGTTAAGATCTAAATCTGATACATTCATTGTCTTAAGATGTGAGTGTACAGCAAGTTGGAACTTAACTATACTCCATAAGTCCATCTTAACAGTCTTGCGTACCTGATTTACTATAGCCATTATTCTTCAGGATTAGAGGGTTCTTCTTGTGAAGGGCCTGCTAACATTTGAGCAATCTTAGCTTGTGCAAATGTTGCACGTGCTCTTTGATCTTCAATATCAGCAACAAGAGTTTCATATACTAGTTGTACTTTAAGAAACTCTGCTTGTTCTTTATAGAACTGTGTGAGCTTAGCTTTTCTTTCAGCCATCTCTTCTTTTGACATCTCTTTCTGTTGGTTTTCCATTACGTAACTTATTTAGGTTTAAACAAATATATAATAAAAAGTTTAAACTCCAAATGTTTACACAAAAAAAAGACCCGCTAGCAGATCTTACGGTATGCTAGGCGGGTACCTAATACTTAAGAGTTAAGCTCGTTTACCGTCTTCTTCTCTCTTAGCCTTTATATATCCTGTTAACTCTGCAATGTTAGTACTCAACTGAGTCATGTGCGTAGTAAGGTTATCCATCTTTAGATCAAGCTTCTCGTGAGCAGCTTTCTGATCTTCTTTAAGTATTTCCATTCTATTATAGATGCTTGTTTCTTTAGTCATTAGGTCATGTTCTAGGGAGTCTAGGTCACTTACAACTTTATCTACCTTCCCTTTCAACTTTCCTAGCTCTTGTTTAAGAGCATAGTATGCTGATAATCCTGTACCTATTGTCATTACTATCCAGATAACATCTTTAGTAGTGAACATCCATGCTTCTGCTGATCCCATAATTCTAATAAATATATATACTTATAATATACTACATTTCATCCGGTTCTGCAACTGGTAATTCACCATCGGGTAGATTAATGATTGGATCTCCTGTATTCATAAAATCAATTACTTGAGGTTCCTGATACTCTTGCCCATAACCTATTAATGCAGTTACTAACTCTTCTTTGGTATTATATAGGAAAGACACTGGTTGTCCCGTTGTGAACTCACAAGCATCTTCCATTTCCCCGTAGTGGAATACGTCCACCTCATTTGTTGCTAAGTAGTATTTCATATTAATCCTCCGTCTACGATTGTCCAGTTATTAGGAGCTGATGTTAAGATTGCTCTTGCTGCTACTGCAGTAGAATTGTATTTATTAGTACTAAAGTTAATAGAACGATTTGGTTGAACAGGTCTTGACGCCCATCCAATTAACAGATTTGAGTAATTTGTAACTGAATACGCATTTGGTAAACCACTATCACTCATGAAGTTAACAAAATCTGTTACACGACTCACGTTCCAGTTATTTAAAGGCTGATCAAACGTACGAGCTCCTTGAAAAGTTCTAGACATATTAGTAACCTTACTAGTGTCCCAATTGTTTATGGAAGGTGAACCGCCATTGTTAAATGCAAAATCTTGAAACATATATCCTATATTGGTAACTTTACTCATATTCCAGCTACCAATATTTTGATCAAACACCTGTTGCTGTGCAAACATTGAGCCCATTGTTGTTACATTACTGGTATCCCAATTACCAATAGATGGAGACCCTGCATTATTAAAACTACCAGCCGGTACTCCAACCGGAGGAGTATAAAGTGATCTAAGCATCCAACTCATATCAGTTACTTTACCCACATTCCATTTACCAATTTCCTGATTAAAGTAAGGTTGTCTGTAAAACATTTGAGTCATAGTAGTAACATTACCCGTATCCCAATTAGATATATCTTGATTAAATAGACCGGGTATAGTATCTACTGGTGATGCATAAAACATAACACCCATATTCGTAACTTTAGATGTATCCCAATTACCTATATTTCTGTTAAAATTAGGTTGATACACAAACATTGCGCTCAATGAAGTAACTTTACCAGTATTCCAGTTGTTTATGGAATTACTACCTCCATTATCAAATGTACCGTATGGTGCAACACTAACACCATAAAACATTGAGGCCATATTTGTTACATTACTTACATCCCATGCTCCAATATTTTGATTAAATACTGGCTGATATTGGAACATATTACCTATATCGGTTGCATTTGAAGTGTACCAGTTACCTATAGACGGACTTCCGCCATTATTAAATTTTCCGCCAATCGCCACAGAAGACGATGCAAGAAACATTGCAACAAAATTAGTACCCTTACCTACATTCCAATTACCAATATTATCATTAAAGTTAACAGAATCCCTAAATAGGTTTCTAAATACTTGTATTTTAGATGTGTCCCACTTATTGATGTTATTAACTGTAGCCAACGTGTATCCTCTTATGAAACCAATCATTGATGTACAACCTTTAAAGTTAGGCATATCTTGTACAGCCGTAAGATTTAGATTTGTACAACCATAAAAGGCTCCCCAGACGGGTATAGGTATTATGTTAATTGGGTTAGTCACGAAACGCAGACAACCAAACTGGGTAACTGTAAGAAGTTTGCGCATATCACCAGTAACTGGTGCTACTGAACCGCCTCCACCCCAGTCCCATCCTCTGATGAATCCTGTAATCGTTACAGTATAATCGCCTGGTGTTGGATAAGTATGAGTAGTCTCTGCTTGATTCCAAGTAGTAATAAGGTTACTGGTACCATCACCCCATTGTACAGTAAACCTATAGGTTCCTGTTGACTGCAATGGTAGTTTAATTTGGTTATTGGCAGTAGAACCAGTATATACAGTACTAGTTCTCCAGGTAGAAATGAAAGCCTTTGCAGGATCCTTTACTACTGATCTATGTGCATGTGCCATAGTCTTATTGTGTTATCCAATATTCAACTGTAGTTCCTTCTACCCATTCTGCATAAATAATATTTAGCGTACTAGGTACATAAAATCCTTCTCCTACTAATACCCAACCTACGGGTGTAGATGGTGCAATAGCACTATTATGATAGATCTTCTGTACTATACCTATTCTAGCATTTGTTAGGTCATTAGTTATATTTCCTGTTGCTGGAAGAGTACGGGTATTATACATCTGAGGTACTACAAATGTAATATTTGTACCAGTTGTTGCTGTAGTAAAAGGTACAATACCTGGTTCTAGCGCAACAGC